CCCAACACCAATAGAATTACCAAAACATATTCTATTACATTTCCTTGAAATTATATGATTAAATTTAATTAGAAAATATAATTTCATTTCGAATTGATTTTTTCACTCATTACTGAATAAATCTTAAATTTCAACTCTCTTTCTTAAATGAATTGTTAGAGCCAATACCCAATGGTTTATTAATACTTAACCATGCTGATACCTAGACATATCGTCCTTGTCTTGGAACAATATCTACAAAAATGTATAGAAGCCTCATCTTTAACGATGCTTGTTATTACAGGTATCTGTTTTATTAAGATCGCGAATTTTTAGATAAAATATTCTTCATTATAAGTCTTATTGTAGACTGGTCCCTAACTGAAAGATAATACTTTCGGTTACACCAATTTGAACAAATATGCTTTATCCACTATTCGTCTTAATAAACAGTGCAAATTTGAACCGTTCATTCCGTTCTCTGTGCCTTGGCTAGTTGCCCGCACGTTTGTAACCAATACCCTATTCCTTATGGCTATAAGGAACAAATCAAATGATAACTGATAGCCCCAACGCTAACCCATGTTTACTGAAATTCTCTCAAAACTCAAAACCCTCTTTGGATCTAATCCATCAAAAATTTATGTTACTGATCATATTGATCAACCTCGTAATTGTGCTGTATATTCAGGAGTTTATGAACTCCCAAAAGATTTCTTTGTCAGAATTTTAATTAACTCATCAATTTATGTTGATTTGAAAGTTCAAACATCAGATGAGATTTTTGCTCATTTTGATAAAGTTCTTTCATCAAATCTTCAGACAATGAAACATACTGCTAGTGTTGTCGTTCCCAATGTAAGTTATGGTATCTTTTCAGGTACCAAACCTTTATCACGAAATCGTATTCACCTTAGTGAATATGGTCTTAAAATGGGTCAATCGTTAACTATGGTGCAATACATAGTTAAAGGTGGATCTCAAGATAATATTGAAACTTACAACACCACTACAAATTTATATTCATATAATGTTTTTCTTGAAAATCAACTTCTTGAGAAACCAAAACAAATTAAAAATTTAAAAATAGAAAATTTAAAAATTCAATCATCTGAT